CCTGGTAAATAAGTTTGAATTAAATTGTAGTCTTCTGGATAAAATTGAAGAAGTAAATCTATTTGGTCTTCAGGTAATTTTAAAAACTTAATCATCCATTTACCAACATCACCATTAGTTTCTTTGTTAGCGAAATCTACAACACAATTAGGATATAGTGATTCGTTTTCCAACGTTTGTTTTATAAAATCAGGAAAACTAGAAAACAAATCATTATCAAAATTAAGACCTCTTCCTCCTTCAGTTACAATTTTTCTTCCGTATTTAACTCCATTTACCTCAACAGGTTCTGTACACCATTCTGATAACCAATCAACTAAAGTTTTAACTTGTTCATCGGTTAAAATACTAAATACAGGACCTAAATTAATTGTTTGAGGAGGAAGTTCAAACCCTTCACTTTCTAAAGAATAAGTCGGTAAATCAGGGTCGTCACCTCTACTATAAATTGGTATTACTTTACCACCAACATCGTAAATACTTATTTTCAAAAACTTAGAATCTTTAACACCCTTTTCAAATTTTTCTTTTTTATCTTTTTGGGTATCACCCTTTTCAGATAAAACATCATCAGGTGGAATATTCGAATACGCATTAGCTCTCAACCAACTTAACATCAAATCCGAAATTTGATTATAACCTGTAACATCTTCTGAACCAACACTCCAAGTTCCTGAACCTGATTTATTAACTAATGATTTAATAATACTATTAACATCACTTTCTTTATTTGGATTAGTTTCATCAAAACCCATTTCATATCCAAAATTATAATTACCACTATTAATATAGTCAGCCAAAACTTTGTGCCATTTATAAGTTTTACCCCAAGTATAAGGAGGTTTAACAACATCTTTATCTGTCATAAGACCTAATTGTACTAATGCGTATTGAATATCTAAAATTTTGTTTCCATATTCTGGGTAACCTTTTTCAGTATACCCTTTCAAACCTTGTTCTTCTTGTTTTAGTTTGGTTAAATATTGAACTGGTGAATACTGATATTGTTTTAAAGATGATAATTTAAATTTATCTATCAAATCTTTCCAATTTGGTTCAATTGGGGGCTGATAGTTTGAATTTTTTGGGTTCTTATTATATTCACCAAGTTTTCTCTCAAATATTTCATAATCAACTAAAACAACAAGTGGTCCCCAAAAACCAACATTTCCTTTAAAACTATCTTTATTTCTTGGTTGTTGAATTGTTCCTGATGGTGAATCAGAGTAATATAAACTATCTCTAAAAATTCTGTTATTTTTAACTAACTTAACTAAACCATTATAATCCATCTGAGAAACTTTCTCAGCAAAGGCTTTAATTATGTTATCTTTATTTGTTCCAAAACTTACCTTTGAAGTTCCTTCAGCTTCTTTACCGTATAAATTTATTAATTGCTCAATAGAGTATTTTTTAAGTTCTTCAGATGTATATTTCTTTTTTTGTTGTGTTGTTTGTTGTGTAGTTTGAGGGTTTGGGTTATCATATGTAGGTACTTTAGAATAGAATGATGGGTAATTCATTTCTAAACTATTACAAAATTTATCTACAGTTTCTTTAGTTCTTTGAGCAAACCAATTGTAATTTCTTGGTTGCATTTTACAATTTTTAATTGCGTCTTTATCAGATTGATTTTTTGGAACTTTATTTGGGTTCGGTTGTTCTGTTAATACTTTAACCTTAGAAATGTTTTCAGACAAAGTATCTTTATTATCATATTTCATTAATAATAATACTCTCTCTAATAATTCTTTTTTACTTTGTTCCATTTTTACCAAACTTGATTTGCATTGCCACGTTTAATCCCTGACTCCCATTTTTCACCTTTCTTACCTAACATATTGGCTTTACCTCTCACGGTTGCGTAAAGTTCATTCCAGTTACTTCCTCTTTTATTTGTGTTAGAAGTTGCCCCACCCCCTCCGCCAGCCGCAGCATCCTGTTCACCTAATTCATCTTTTCTACCTTTTTTATTATCAGTAGTTAATTGTTTAAGCAGAGCAATTATATAGTCAACGTCTTGTGTCATTTTTTTATAAATATCTTTGGTGTAATAAAAAAGTGTAGTTATATTTGTAGATATGAAACAATTACTTTATTTATTCATGTTATCTATAACATTTTTGTCTTGTGAAAGATATGAAGAACCTACTTACCCTACATTATCAGGTAATTATATGATTGATGTAATCACAGTTTCAACCGATTCATATACAGAAGTACTATACCCTGGTGATACGTTATTCCTTAATGATACTAACTTCCCGATGGATACAATTGCTGTTGGTTTTACCAAATTAGGTTTCAATAATACTCATATGGGATTTAATATTGTTGAAAACCAATGGGGTGATTATTACTTTGAAGACAAATTTCCATACACCTGTGTAAACTTTGAATACCAAGGGAATGGATTTTTTTGGGTAATGATTAATGGAATACAATATTCATTTGATATTGTACAAGATGGTCTTGAAGATTTAATTATTCGTTCTAAAACAGGTAGATTTAGAGATTCCAATAATAATGAAATGGAATTAACATTTACTATGACAATGACGTATTAGAACAAAAACGATGGTGGAACTTTTTTTGGATTTAATTTATAAAATTCTTCCATAAAATCTTTTAACTCAGTTGTATCAACTTCGTATTCTTTTTCATCTGACGCTTCCTCGTCAATAATTAATTCGTCAGTATCCTCTTCATATATGATTGGTAAATCATTTGATTCATAATCATAGTTTTCTAAAATGAAAAAACCAGACTTCTCAACAAAGTCTAGTTCAAATTCATGTTCTCTTATTTCGTCTTCACCATCTTCTTTTAATCTGAAACTAACTTGTATGATTTCAGATTTTGGATTATAATAGTAATCAACGATTTCTTTGATTTTCATTTTCTTAAAGAATTTTCTTGAACCATTTAAGCGATTCATTGATTTGTTCTTGTACTAACGAAGCCTTTGATTTCAATTTAATATTTTCTTCAAGTTCTTCCATAGTATATGCTTTGGTAGCACATTGTTCACATTGTTCCCCTTCTTTAAGTCCAGTCCCACATTGCTCACATGTTTCACCTTCACTCATAGATGAACATTGTTCACACATTTCACCTTCATATAATCCAGTACATTGTTCACAAACTTTTTTCATTTTTTGATTAATGTTCGTGTTCTTATATTCGGTAACCTCATTTTTATTATTAACGGTAATACCACCTTTATCTAAGGCCAAATCCTCAACATTAAGGATTTGTTCTTTTGGTTCGTTAAAACCACGAGTAACATAACCATCATATGGTTTTCTATGTTTATCTTTAATTGTATTTTTTTCTTCTTGTGTAAGACCTATAAAGTATGAGCTCATAATAGTTGTTTTCTAGATAAATATATGGTTGATTGAATAATACTAATTTATTATACTTAACACATGGAAAAACCTTATCAACTATTACAACCAGTTTTTAAAGACCATCGTGGGTCTTTTACTCCAATCAAACTTTCTGACAAGTGGGTTCAATAAAACATTAGTATAAACGACGATATCTTTGTCTTTCGTGGATTACATTATCAAGAAGGAGAAATGTCTCAAACCAAATTGGTTTCGGTTATTCAGGGAAAAATTATTGATTTTGTAATTAACTTGGATAAAGAAAGTGACGACTTTGGTAAGATGGAAACATTCGTTTTAACATCAGGTGAATCGGTTTATGTCCCAAAAGGATATGCTCACGGGTTCCTAACGCTTCAAAGTGGAACAATTGTTAACTACTTGGTTGATAATGAATATTCAAAAGAACACGAAGGTTGTATTCAATGGGATACAATAGAAGAAATTAAAGATATTATCTCAAAATATATGAGAGGTTTTAATTTCAAGATGAAGATTAGTGATAAAGACACAGAAGGTATTTCATTAGAACAATACAGAAACAAATGACAAGAGAAGAAGTAGATGAATTAGCAGAAGGAGCGATTCTATTAGATGGGTTTGACGATTGTATTACAGGTGTCGTAGAAGAATTTGGAAATGGAGTTAGAATACTTTATTCCCGTGATAAGATACTTGAATCATTACAGAAAGATATGTCTTATGAAGATGCTTTAGAATATTACTATTACAATATTGTCGGTGGACATTTTGGTGAAAGAAATCCGTTGTTTCAGATTTAGTAGTATTTTGCGTAGAACTTAATTATTTTTGGTGAGTAACGTTTAAGTTTTGAATTAATATTTTCAGACGAAAGTTCTTTATCTTCTTCTTCAAGAATACTAATCACACCACTTACCATTTCTCTTTGAGCTTGGTCAGCCATATCCAATAACTCATCAAACGATTCATTGGTATCACTATACTTGTGTTCGTGAGCCAATCTTTCTTTACCCATATAAAGATATGGTGCCGCAGCAAACATATTGACAACACTAGACTCTCTAAGTTTATTCAAATATCTTTTTAAAAATAACATGTTAAAATGTTTCAATAAAAATGAATCATCAGATAAGTCACTTATCTGACTTTCTTGGATATTTCTGTTTTTCTTTCTTTCAATCATTTCATTAAAATCTTCTTCCTTCATCCACTTATCGTCATCTAACATATATAATGAACCACCCTTATCCCACTTAACTTTATATTGATTAAATCCACCACCTTTGTGAACACCCGTAAAAGTTCCTTTATCACCAAAAGATAATGTCGGCTCATCGGTCATATCAATTAAGACAATTCTGTCCCCTTCTTTCAATTTAGGATTTAATTTCAATTTCATATATTTATAAATATAATGAAATATTTAATATCTGAATCACAAAGAAAACTCTTATTTGAAGAAGTTAATGAACGTGTAAAAGAAGTTCAAGAAGACGGAATGGAATTTACCAAAAAAGTTGTCAATGACGTTCAAGAAAACACTTCACTTAATTTAAAGATGATGTTGACATGGGGAGCATCAATCGGAGGATTTATGGGTCCAGTTATGCAATTCTTAAATGGTCAATATCCTGAGTTAACACAAAAAGACGCATCATTAATTGCTGTTGGTATTGTTTCAGTTATCTTCTTTCAAGAAAAACCATTTGTTAAAAGTTTAATTGAAAAAATTAAAGAACAGGATTTAGAAGAAGCATTTAAAACAGGAGCGATGAAGGCAAATCAGTTGAAAACTGCATTAGTTGAATTCTTGAAAAGTTTGAATGTTATGACTTTCAGTATTTCAAACATGTTGAGTTACGCATTTCTTGTCCCAATCATACCTATGATTTACGATGCAGTTGCTGAAGGTGTGTGGGATATAAACGACGCTGAAATGTTAACAAAGTCACTTGTTTCATTCGGATTTATTACCATCTCAGGTAATTTCTTAAAAAGATTGATTGATACGGTAGTTAAAAGAATTCTTAAATAAAATCAATTTTGATTTTTAAATCATCCTTTCCTTTGAATATTCTGTGATAAGTTCCTTGTGGGATTAACAATACTTGTCCTTCAGTTAAATTGATTGGTAACTGATTATCCAATTGGAATTTCCACCCATTACCTTCCATTACTTCAACCAATCTATCTTCTCTATCACGATGCCATTGTAGTTCACCACTATCAACATCTGATTTGAAAACTCTAATCTTAGAAGTTTCTGTTAGTTGTCTATCTCTATACGGTTTCATATTACCAAAATCCAGGATAAGTTTTACCACCCCATAAATAACCAAAACGGTTCAAACGACATGCCCAATATCCGGCAGTCAATCTATCTTTCTTCTTAGAACACTGATGTCTCGCGGCAAATGATTTACGAGCTTTAGGGTTAGATACCTTAGCGGTTAATCCACCTTTAATATCACCAAATGAAATCTTCTTAACTCTACCTGTTGATGGGTTCTTTACATACACAACATATTTCTTTCCACCACCAGTGTTTCTTCTTGGTTTTCCAAGTTCAACTTTCTTACCGTTATACTCAGCCTCAGAAATAAATGATTCTTCCATAGGAGTATCCAAGTAAATAACTCTACCACTTGATAATCTAACCTGTGTTCCAAAATCAGATTCAATAAGTTCAACATCATCTTCGTTTAATTCAACCATTCCTTCGTAATATAACTCACGCGCTTCGTTAATAACATTAAAGAATTCTTGAGAACCAAATCTGAAGATATTATCATTCAATGGAACTTCATTTGTTATATGATAATTAAGGTGTTCTGAGATAAGTGGTTTTTCCACCGATTCTGTAAGAACTTTTTTGATAAGTTTTTTAATATTCATTTTTTACTTCGTAATAAGAAATACAACCCAAAGAATAATGCTGAAATACAATAGAAAATTCCTGTGGTAATCCAATAAGAACTTGTGTAGTCTAAAATTGCTTTGAACATTATGTCGAACCCTAGAGGATTGAAAAACATTGCGAGCATAAGGCAATAGGTTGCAACATTTTCCTTTAGAATTCGTTTCATTTTTGTCATTATCCATTAACGTGGGTTTAAAGTTTATGAACAAAGTTCATTTTATTTATAAATACGTATTTTTTTAAAAAAATTATATACTTATTGCTAAATAAATGAAATAATGGCAGCTAAAACAACTAAATCATCTAACTCAACGAAAGTTTCGTTTGGAGTTAAAAAATCAGGTAAATCTTCAAAGAAATTTACATCCAATAAAACAAGTAAGAATTACAAAAAACCTTACAAAGGACAAGGAAGATAAAATGAAAGAATACATTAAAAAACAAATCGGAAACATTAAACAGTTTTCGTTTGCCGAGATGACTTCCAATAGTTCAGGAAAGACATCAGGAAGTGGGACTGCGGGTCTTTATATCGTGTTTATCGGAGGTTTGACATTCCTTATGGGTTGTATCGATAAAATGTTTTTAAATAAGGATATTGACGTTATAACACAATCAATAATTCTTGTTGGAATCGGAGCAACTCTTTTAGGTTATAGAAAATCAAAAGATAATTCTGAAGAACCTAAGGTAGAAGAAGTAACCGAAACTACTGAAGAAAGTGAAACTATAAATTAGTTCCACCAACTTTCAATATTTTCACCCAATACTTTGAAAAGTAATTTCTTTGCCCTTTCGTGATTGTGTCTTCCGATATTCAAGGCAATTCTTGATTTAACTTCGTATGAAGTTAAGTCCTCGTTGTCTATTTTAAAAATATGATATTTTTTATCGGTAACAATTTTCTTATAAACCAATGGATATTTTTTGAAAAAATCATTTAAGTTTTCTTTTTTCAAACGTGTCTCCATATAATAACCACCCAATACATCTTCAATATCATCACCTGTTGGAACAAAGAAAAAATCTTTATCCTCGTAGTCCATATATTCCATTATATAAAACTCTTCCTGAACTTTTTCCATCAGTTTAACACACAACATCATCCTTTTAGCGTCAAGTTCTGAATTGACGTGAAATCCTTTTTCTTTAATGTACTTAGACTGTTTTTCTAACTTAAATTTGAATACCTCAAAAATATAATGGTCGTCCCAATCACGGTCTTTCCAAATCACAGGAAACCACTTAATTAAATTACCGACAGATGTAGAAAAGTTTCTAACGGGATTTTTAAAATATTTCCAAATAAAATCACTTAGTTTTTCTTTCATAATTCAAGAATTGTTTTCTTACTGATTAAACTTTTATTTAAAAAGACAATACTACAATCAAAGTCCAAAGAATATTTTATTAATTCTTCAGAATCTTGATACTTTTTAACATATAAATCAATCAGATTTTCGGCAGATTGAATTTGTCCAAAATGAGTTATTGAACCAATAACCTTACGTATCCATTGAAAGTCCCTATCCATAGGACAAATATACATAATCTTTCTTAATTATACAACAATGCGGTTAGTTGTGGATTACTTTTTTCATACATACGAATCATAATCCCTGCCTCAGAATTGGCATAGTTTTCTTGAGATATGGTGTTGAAACCTTGCAACTTAATATTTCTCTGACGAGCAAACTCATGTACCCACTCGTGAGCAATAGTTCTTAATATGTCAATCAACATTCTACCACCAGCAAGAACTTTAATTCTACCAAGTATTTCACTACCTGTAGTCATCTTACCAAAACGTTCACCCATAAGTTGGATGTCAACGTCTTTCTTAAGTGGAGAGTTTTTTTGGCAAAATCTCAAGAAGTCCTGAATAACATTTATCTGTTCAGAACCAAGTCCACTAGATTTATCATACAAATTTACTTTCATCTTAACAATAAATATCTTATATTTCTTTTGTATATATAATTATGAAAAAGAGTTTCTTTGAAAAAGTCCTAAATAAAACGAATAAAAAAGACATCGACCAATGGTTTGGTGAAAATTCCGAAATCAAAGTTACGGAGTTTTCTCATTCAATTAGTCAAAAAAGAAACATTTTATCTATAAAATTATATCCAACAAATTATGAATACGCAATTGAACTTTTTCCAGAAGGTTTGGAAATTCTTGTCTTACATACTGTCAAAATTCTTTCACTTCCTGAGGATTATATATTAACAACATCAATAGAACATTAAAATTATGGCACATCCAATAATCCACGCAAAATCATCTGCAAAAAAATTAGGAGGTAAATGGGAAGATTATATCCATCTACACGAATGGTTAGACGAAACAAAGGCGTGGTACGGACATTCATTACACAGAATGTTTAGACATCACTCTGAAGGTATATTTGAAATGGAACAAAAATTTGGACCTGAATTTAAGAACAGTGACGGAAAAACGGTATACACCCGTTATGTCGGCGAACAACATGTAATGGAAGATTGTAACGGATACATACCTTCGGCAAAAGAATGGGTGTTAGTTT